CGTTCGTTTTTCGATTCGCTAGAAAAGTAACAGTAAATCGGATCGCCTCTAATCCTCCTAACGCTCCTATGATTTTTAACCATTCGTCCATATTTTTACTTGTAGCTGTATTTTGTTCGTTTTGGATAGCTACTATTTAGTAGTTAGTCCCTCATTTACTTCCTTCAATATATTTTCGAACATAGAGATATGCGGTACCATATCAATACCTGTAGGAAAGTTCATAGACTTGCTATCACCTTCTAAAGCCATATACCCAGCGTGCACAGTCTGCTCGCCTAAATCTGTTTTCGCTTTTTGGATAATACAACACTGCAAACGAGTTATACCATTTTCATTGTACGAATATGTTGTCTGATATTCATATTCACCTTCTTTTGCGATCGCTTCTACTTGCGTAGTTCTTGTTTTTTCACTCAAAATTTTTGTTGCCATAATCTTTTTATTTTTCATTGTTAATACTGTCTAATAGATCAAATACACCTTTTTTGATGCGGGCAAAAAAACGTCCTACTTCCATGTACTTGCGTATAATTTCCGCCTTTTCTGAATCTACTTCCACTTCGCCATGTTTATAAACTTCTTGCGCAAATTCCAATTCGCCCAAGTCGGTAGTATTATTGTAGATTGTGTTACCTAACTCTTTGCTGACATCGAAGGTACTTTTATTCCCTTCAAGGTCTGTTACTTCAATTTTTCTAAAGTCTATTTTCATAATTTATTGCATAACGTGTAAATTAACAACACGGGCTGGATTATTAAGAGTGTATGTATCTGCAGTTATAAAAATTAAAAAGTTCCACGGTTGAATAGTTACAGTATTGCTGCTTTGATACGTAACCATAACTCTTTTTACATAATTGGAGTTATTTACAACTGTAACCATTTTCCGCCGAGGCGAATCACAAATATATGCCACATTATTTCCGCTTCCTTCTAAAAAAATGCAGTCAATCGGTTGTCCGGCTTTACCATATTTATGATAAAAAGTATCTGTACCATAATTATAAATATGTGCAAAAAAATCACAAGTTGAATTTGAACTAAAAGAAAGAGAGGTCATTTGTTGATGTCCGAATTGTCCTCTACACCACAAATCTGCCGTATAGAATCTGTAACTCCGATTCCCTTCTATGGGATCATTGAATATTCCTTGATGTTGCATATCGCCCTCAAAATACATCTTTCCCTCATCCGAACTAAAGCCGATTGCGCATTTTATTTTATTATTGTCATCTATTCCCTGTAGCTTTTTAAATGTACCTGTTGCACCATCTAATTTCTTCGCTGTTAAATTATCAACATCGATATTTTCAGCCCTAAGAATAGGCTTTCCGGCAGCATTGGTTTTAAATACCGCTATTTCATTTCCCAGCGTATCTTGTACGCGAAAAGTATCAGCCTTCACCGTAACACATTTGTTTGTTATATCAATTCCGGTTTCAATAATTCGGTTTTGCAAGGCAGATGTAGCGGAATTTGCAATATTTTCAGTCTGGCTCTTTACTATTAAATTAATCGCTTCCGATGTAATCTTTGCTTCGGCAGAGGAAACACGAGCGCCAAGCGCTGTTAAATCTGTTTGTGAAGCCTTTAATGAAATTTGGTTTGTATGCTGTGATATTGTACTTTCTGCATTGCTTACTCGTGCACCTAGTGCATTGAAGCTCGATTGTGACACTTTTAGCGCAATACTATCGCTTAACACCTTAATTTCTGAATCGTATACCGTCTTGGCTACATACTTGCCATCCACATTATCAAGAAGCGCCTTTGCGTCTGTTGCACTTTTTGCCGCATTAGTTGCTGAACTAGCAGCCTCACCCGCTTTAATTGTGGCGGTTGTTGCGGAACTAGCAGCCTCATTAGCTTTAGTTGTCACCTCTTTAACTTGTAATGTGATACTACTTGCCGTCTGATTGATACTAGATTCTTTTTGGGAAATGACAGTGAGCTTTGCCGCTGCACTATCTGCTGAATTTTTCGCATTTGTCGCGGAAGTAGAAGCTTCTCCCGCTTTAGTGCTAGCAGTAGAGGCGCTGTTTTTCGCATTAGTTGCAGATGCTTCCCCTGCTTTGGTTGAAGCTGTTCCGGCACTTGTAGATGCTTCTGCTGCCTTAGTTAAAGCGGTTGTTGCGGCGGTATTCGCTTCTACTACTTTCTTCGTGACTTCCGTAACCTGCAATGTTATGTTTCCGGCGGTCTGGGTGATAGAGCTTTCTTTCAAAGTCACATCTTCGAGGACTTTCGCCGCATTATCTGCAGATTGTTTTGCATTAGCTTTGCAGCCTCGCCCGCTTTACCGGATGCAGTTCCGGCAGAACCGGATGCAGACGTAGCGGAGTTTTTCGCATTTGTAGCGGCAGTATTCGCTTCAGTTACCTTTTTATTAACTTCGGTTACTTTTGTAGAAATTTCTCCGGCTGTTTGAGTTATAGAACTTTCTTTTAATGTTACTTCCTCCAATATCTTCCCGGCATTAGTCGCGGCTCCTTGTGCATCCGTAGCACTTTTAGCCGCATTATTTGCAGAAACCCCGGCGGTGGTAGCAGACGAGGAAGCAGAAGAAGCGCTACCGGAAGCATTTGTTTCGCTCTGTTTTGCGTTCGATACGGCAATATTAACTTCTTTAATCTTAGAAGAAATTTGTCCTTCACGAATTTCAAAGTTCGTCTCCACATCGGTTATTCTCCCATTTAGATCGTTTTTAACATCGTCGATTGCTTCCTCTATTTTCTTTCCAGAATGGAGTACAAATGTACCTTTCAAATAAACATTAGTGCCGTACAAACCGGAGCCAGTTAATACACCGAATACGGCATCAGTAATACCGTTAAGATTTCCGGTACGTGTAATCAACCGATTTACAAGCGAATAGGAATTAATTCCGTCGTAGTCATCCCGATAAGGTGCGGAATCACCAACAGCGCAATC